GTGACATCGGTAGAACGGATAGGCTGTTCCACTTGAGAGGTTCCGATTTTTTCGAGGATTGCAGCACGAGCCTCATCAATGGAGTTGTCTCCATCGATCAATTCTTGTGCCAGGTCTGCCATACGGTGCTGAGCACCGAGGGCGCTGATGGCGGCGACGCGGTCTTTTTCGGCCTTCTTAGCCTCCGACCGGATCACCTCCAGGTTTGGAGCTTGATCTTCCATAACAGGAGTGGGTGTAGATGCGGTCGTGACCGCTGAACGAGTTTCCTGTTCTTCAACAGGAGCTTCATTCGTAATAGTAGTAGCTTCAGGTTGAGAAGATTCAGGCATAGCAGGATCTGGCGAAAGAAGTGATCGTCCAATTCCAATTGTGGGGTCAGCTGGAATCGAAACAAGGCTCAATTCATGCACCGACCAACGTGTTGCGAGCAGACCTTCTTCTTTTTCCTCGGCATCATCAATTTGATAGCCGAACGAAATACCGCGCAAGATGCCGTCTTTAACGTCATCTAAGTACTGCTTGGCAAAATCAGAGCGCGAAAATCGAATTTTTGCGTAAGCACGCTTTTCTTCCTCATCCAGATACGCACGCTCAACCACACCTAAAACTTTGTTCGGATCGTGGTTGAACAAGAACGGCGCACCATCGTTTAAGCGCATGAAGTCCGGCGCACCGGCCTCGTGGCTCAATACTTCGTCACCAAAGTATCTTTTGACGGGATACTCAGAGCTGAACGGGAACTCAAAGCTCCGATCCTCGCCAGGAAGGCTTCTGATTACAGAAGCTTCAGTGCGGCTGAGTGGCTCGCCAAGCTTTGTGCGCTTGGAGGATTCTTCAACGTCTGCCTCTCTGATTGGGGCAATCTTCGTCAACGTGCTGAATTTGTGGCCGACACGAGTGTCAGTCTTTTCGCCGTCGCGATAGAGGCAAATCAGAGCTGCTGGATCATCAGCAGTGCCAGTGATAGTGAAGCTTGAGTCGGGGACATCAATAGTCCCGTCTCGCTCAATTTGCTCAATCAATCCACGAGCACGACCACCAGAGCTGTTCCAGGAGACAAAGTCCCCCACACTTAAAGCATCTGGTGCTGCTCGTTGAGTTTCAGGTTCCATAGCCTTCTCGTTGGTGGCGGGCTCGAACTCAAGAGGTTCGTATTCATTATCGCGAAGCCATTGTCTAGCTTCACTAGCCGTATAACGACTCACCTTGAATCTTATCGACTGCAACTCAAGAGGATCATCATCGTCGATGATCCCAAAAATGAAGTCAACTCCAGCCCCTCCACGGTCATTAGAGCGCCTAAATCGTTCAAATTTGCCTGGATCAACAATCCTTGCTGCGTGTTCATTGGGATAAGGACGCTCCATTTCCATGACTTCGGAGCGCTCTTGAGCGGCTTTGATTCGTTTTGACCGCGCATCAGACCAAGATTTGCCTGCATCACCACCCCATGCAGCCCATGCGACACGCCCATTGCTTGGATAACCATCTTCCCCTGGCCTAAACCCCTCGGCTCTCTTGTCTACCTCGTGCCTCGCAAACCAAGCTGACATTGTGATGACAGTGCCTGGACTCAGCTCGTTGCCACTCAGTATCTGACTCGCTCTGGTCCGGGCAACATCAGTGCCGCCACCCTCGCCATCAGACTTCCAGTCCCGGTAACGCTGAGCCTCTTCTCTCATGCCTGCTGTAGGCATAAGGTCAATCTCAACTCCGTTTACGTTTGCCATTACTCCGTTTGCGAGTGGGCTGAGCCTGTGGTGATTCAAGCAACTCAAGCTGTGTGCCTTCGTCGGTCAAATCCAAATCCTTATCCAGCTGGATACCTGCATCAGCAGCGAACTGTTGCTCCCTTGCCAGAGCGCTGATGGTCTCGTCATAGTCGCCGCCGGAATAAGACGAAATAACGTCAGCCTTGCTCAGATATCCAGCTTGCTCTGCCTCGCGGAAAGCCTTGACCTCCTTAAGTGGGTCAACCCAGCTCCAACCCCTAGGCATCCATTTGGCTTTGTTGTACCTCTCAGGACGAAGCTCATAATCGGCAAATGCAAGCTCACCAGACAACACAGCCAGATTTAACCATTCCTTGAAAACGCGCTTATGGAGACTATCGATCAGATACTTCTGTACAACCCTCCAGTGCTCGCGGTCCTCGAGCAGGCTCAGCCTGCTGCTGCTGTAGTTGGTGTCGCTGAAGTCACGAGATAGTGTCTCATAAGAGCAACCAAAGCCTGACGCAAACCGGCGAATCTTGTTCTTGACGAACATTTCAAACTGCTGATCCGGTGAGTCGATGTCGGGAACAGAGACAGACTCGCCTGGACTCAAATACTTGAAAGTGCCAGGCTCAAACTCACTGATTCTTTGACTGTTCTCTACATCATCACCAATCAGCTCACCTTCGTTGTTGGTGATGAAGCCCATAATGCTCGCGCCAGCACGAGCACGAATCACTGCAGCTTCTTCGTAGCCCTGAAGCTGATGTACATCAGCCATCACGCTATGGAACCAAGGCACACCTCTGTTCTGGCCAGGGCGCTCCGGCATAAACAGATGAATAATGTCCTCTGCAGGCAAAAACAGGTGCTTTACGCCTGCTGATGGATGACCGCCAACAAAATTGTCGCCAGGATGCCTGGTGAGAATGGCGTAACGAACAGGGCGCCCCCATTCATTGACCTCAACGCCATTTCTCCATTCATTTGCTGCATTCAGCTTTGGACCGCTGTAGTCCTCGTCAAGCAGATCGCTTTCAAGCATCTGCAGTGCAATCGGAATCTTTGACTCGCCAAAAGTGCGCCTTACGACCCTGAAAATTGCCTCGCCCGACTCACACATCGCGCCAGCGGCAAGCCACTCAAACTCTTGAAAATTATTCTTGCCAGCGCAGTCACAATTATCGGCCTGTGACCATTCTTTCCACTTCGACTCAATCGCTTGATTGATTCTGTTATCTCGCTTGTTGCCGCGCAGCTGCAGCACCTGTGACTGAAGCTTGATCCCACTCCCGACAACGTTGATCTGCGTAGTTCGCTTTGCTTGCCTTGCGTATGGATTGTTCCGCACCATCTCGCGGGAACGATCGCGCAAACGCCGCAAATTGCCTTTGATCTCTGCGTCAGCGCTTGACTGGCTTGTCATCCAGTCAGAAGTCAAACGAGAAACAATCGCACCGTTATATGCACGACGCATTGGCTTTGGATTGCCAAAACCCAAAAAGCCCATGAGGCGAGTCCGAATACCCATGATTAGTTGAACCTCACGAACATGTTGCGGGGATTGCCAAGGCCGTTAGCAATAAGCTCGGCCTGCTCCTCACGTTTGACTTCAGCCTTGTAACGAGCCTCTAGCTGAATCAAGTCAGCTAAGTCATATCGCTTGAGGTTGCGATTGCCAATCTTGTATTCCTGTACGGCTCCACCCGCCACAAGCGTGCGAATAGCAACTTGAATCGCTTCAAGGTCTTGCTTGACCTGCGACCTGCCGTCATATGCCCCGGGACCGCTTGTATAAGCGAGATTGTCTTCAACCTCAAGATTTCCATAGCCCAGCGTTATGGTCTCGGACGCTTTGGTGGCAACTGCCTGCCAATACCAAGTGCCAGAATCAAAATCTGCGCTATCCGTCGCAGAAATGGTGAACTCCCAGCCTGTATTGAATGCTGTGCCAGTAGAAGTGTGAGCCTCGCTGCCCTTGTTGAACCTCAAGTAATACTTGAGCGTCCACTCATCACTTTTAATGTCATTGCCGAAGACATCAGTAGAAGGATCATCCCTCCACTTAATGGTGTCGCCAGCCCGAATCTCGTTTGGGATGTTCAAGGGACTACCAGCTTGAGACGAAATTACGGCGATTAGGCCGTTTTTGTTGCTTTGATCCTAGCTGAGGCGCCTTATTAGGCTCATTACGTCGCTCAAACTGCTCCCAAATGCTGCGACGGTCAAATTTCTGATAAAGACGGTGCAAAGCAGCATATGCATAGACCATTTCGTCCAACGCCTCGTTTGGACTTTGGCTTTTCTTGACCCAAACTCGCTCAGGGAAGCCATTTCTGTATCTGAGCACCTGGCGTTCAGCAGTTAGCTCCTGGAAGTAGTCAGGACCAACAGTTGGATAGAAATGCAGGTATCCAGGGCCTGGATCGTTGTGTTTGAGTCTGCCGAACAGCAAACTCTTCACTCCGTCAACACCAACAGGGAACAATTGAGCGCCATTCTTCATCGCTCTGCCCTTGAAGTTGATATCAACCTTGCTTGGCTTGCCTAACGGTGGCTTGCCCTTTTGGCCCATGCCTTTAATTGCAATTACGCCCATTGAGGCACGCTCTCGGCTGTAGCCGTAAACCTCCTGGGTATGGTGTCCCCCGCTGTCCAGACAGCACACCTCAATATTTAGCTTGCGGCCATCCTCTGTCTCGTACGGATTCTGCAAAACCTCATCTAGTTGCTTCCACACTTCCGGCCTGGACGGTGATCCATGAAGAACAACTCGATCAACCAGATAAGCCTCTTCATCTCTTGCCCAGCCCCAGACGGACAAACTGAGTCTGTCGTCTTGACAGTCACATCCACACGTCAGCAATAAGACTTCAGCTGGAGGTGCTGCATGCACATACTTCTCTTCTGCTGCTCGTTGCAGCAGTGACTCACCGCTGATCTTGCTCGCATACTCGTCCTCCCAAACCTCGCCCAAGATCGTGTTCACCCAAGTCTTCAGCTGCTCCGCATCATGCTTCGCATCCAAAAACTCCTCGACCAAGTTCGACCATGCAGCGTTTGGTGAGTAGCTATACGCAGCCCAGATGTGAAATCCAGCGTGCTTGCCATTGAACGGGTTAGTGCCGCGCCACTCGCCACGCTCAACCATCCAACGCTTCTTTGAATGCGGAATGCGCTCATTACACTTCTCGCATTCGTAACAAGCAGTCGACGGATCATCGTCATCCCACTTGATCTGCGCCCAGCGCAGATATTGCATGTGACCGCAATCAGGGCATGGCACGTAATAACGCCGCATGTCCGACTGGCTGTACATCCTCTCAATCCGACTGAAGTCCTTCACCGTCGGAGTAGAACCTGAGACGATCTTCCGGTTCCAATAGTACTCAGTCCTTCTGATTCCAAGCTTGATTTGATCACCCTCAGATCCAGCTGATGGTGGATAGCCGTCCACCTCATCGAACAGCACGATCCTGCGGCTGACCCTCCTAAAGCCACGCGGTGAGTTTGCGCCGACCAAGCTCAGCGTTCCACCTGGAAACTGCTTTTGCAAAATCGTGTTCGCACCATCCTTAGCCTTCGCCTCACTCACCAAACCCTTTAGGCAAGGTGTGTCTCTGAGCATTGGCGCAATCTCCTCCTTTGAATAGCCCTGAGCATCCTCAATCGTTGGCTGCACCAACATGATCGGAGCTGGATCCTGATGAATATGAAACGCAATTACGTGGTTCAGAATCTTTGAGTAGCCGACCCTTGCCGACTTCATGACGGTCACCTGCTCAATCTCAGGATCCGTAATTGCATCCATAATTCCTTTCTGATAAGGCAGCGTCCTCCATCTGCCCCCTTCAGCACTGGACTCTGCGCTGAGAAATGCATTTTCATCCGCCCACTCGCTGAGGCTCAGCTTCTTTGGTGGCTGGAAAGCTTGATAAGCCCTTCGCTCTAAAACTTCAATGTTGGTCACTGCTCACCCTCACTAGCTAAATCCTCCAACGTCTCCCTGACGATGTCATCCAGGCAGGACATGGCAGCAGGATCCAAGTCGGGAATGCGCTGCTTGGCTTTCGTTGGTATACCCAGCATTTTGCTCCTCGCCATAGTGATAACTTCCAACCATTTCGCCTCAACATCAGAGGCCAAAACCAATAGACCCTCTTTCTGTCGGCGATCAATCTCCAGTAGCTCTGCTTTTAAATGCTCAGTCCTGGCTCTACTTTCGTCGTAATCAGGAATGTATTCACTAGTGCGACCCATTCGCCCTGATGAGTCTGCTTTTTGTTCTGGTTTGCTGGGTGATCGCTGCGAAACAGGTCTTTGGGTTCCTTTGTTCCAATCTTTGACGAGCGTTAGCGCGTCGATCATTGGCACACCCGCTTCAGTGAGGTGAGCTTTTATTCGTCCTCTCTTGATCGCTGCGTAGACCGCTTCTTTCGTTACCCCTAGAAGTTTTGCTCCTTCTACGCGGGTGATCAGCTGCATGACTCAATAGTTAGCGGTAAGATGCCCGCCCTTTGCGAACGAGCGGCGAAGCTTCGCTAATTTTACGCATATTGCGAACGAAATTTGCAAACTAATGCCTAGCAAAATCGTGCGGTTTCAAACACCT